CATATCTTTATAGTGGTTACCGCCAACTTGCATATCGTCTGCATTGCTTTGTTTTGGTTTCCATACAGGTTTTACAGTTGATTCTTCGTTTATCATATTAGGGTAGCTCCATAGGTTTATCGGGGGGAATACAAGGTCAGCCCATTTCACTCATTCCCTACCTCACGTTCATAGTCATCACGACACTGCTCATCACACCACCGTCTACCATCAACTACATCATCGTCACAGAACCAACATCTATTAGACTCGTTCTGGTATATATCCAGTGGCTTGCCACGTTGTAGTGCTATTTGTTTCTCCAGTATTAACTGGGCTTGCTCGTTGGCTTTATCTGCAATGTCAGCCATAGTTCTCTCTCGCTCTAAAAGGATTAGGTTTTTTCTTTCTATTTTTGTTACTTGTTTTGTTCGCCATTACTAACACTCTGCTAAACTTTTACCATACTTACCTTCAGCATCTAGGGGTAGCCCAGCCATCCAAAGGGGTGTTTTAGTCATCTCTTCTATCAGAAAATCTAAAGCCTCTTGAGCCTCATCTTCTGGAGCTAGGATATATAAAGCATCATGAATAGTCAGTACAATAGGATACCGTTTATTCACTCTTACCATAGCTTCTGACATAATGCATCGGGCTGTACCCTGCACTAGATTGTTCGTTAATTTACCGCCGTATAGTCTATCATAACCATTTCTAAGTTTATATTTATATCCTCGTTCTCCTGTCTCTTTATTAACCTCATGAGCCAACTCAGGGTACTGCATGTACATGCCTGAAGGAAACTTAATACCTTTCGTACCCTCAACAGCGAATATATCATTATTACCAAAAGTAAAATTACTGTTAAGTGCCATAGCCTTAATAGCATCACCACACTTACTCCACAGACCAGTAACACCTGTGTAAGTCGATCTATATAAGTCCACAATCTCTTGTGCATTGGGTAAGTCCTTCCCTGACCCCGCCTTCACAGCCGCTCGTAGCTTTGCCGCCCCAACCCCAAAGATTAAACTTAACTGCGATGTCTTACCGATAAACCTCTGGTCTTTAGTTACCTCATCATAAGGCACATCAAACACCTTACTAGCAAAGTCCTTATATAAATCACCCCCTTCACCTAGTAACTTCAAAGCACTCATCTCACCTGCCACCCACATACCCACACGTAGCTCGATGTTTGATAAGTCAGCACCTACTATTACCTGCCCTTGTGGGGCTACGATGGCTTCTTTTAATATCGACCCTCTAGGTAAGTTCTGAAAGTTTACCTTCTGCCCACTACCTGCAGCCCATCTACCTGTCGCCGCCCCATAGTATTTTAGAGGGATAGGGAGGCTACCCATTCTATTAGCTATATTCATAAACCGAATTGTTCGAGTCTCTTCTAATGTACTCTTAACCCCCAACCTAGCTAGTGCTAGAGCTTGTACTGTAGGATTAGAATGTTCTAGTAGGGCTTTAAACCCATCATCAGTTTTAGCAAATGCGTAGGTGTTCTCCCCTGTAGTAGGTGATACCTTCATAGGTACTTCTACCCCATGCTCCTCTAACAACTTAGCAAACTTAGGGTTACTCATGAGCTCAGACTTATCTGCCGCTACAGTCGATAGCAACCTTTCTTTCTCATCCAAAACGTAGTCAAGATGGGCTTGTAGTAACAGCATATCTACTTCCAGCTTGGCATCTGCACCCATCCTAATGGTCATGTCTATTAGGCTTAGCTCTGTCGAGTTAAAGTGGGGTGTTAGTTTCTGCAGTAACTTATAAGTTAATTCTGTGTCGTTAATACAATACTCGCCGTACCTAGCTAACTCCTCCTTAGTAAAGTCTTTACGGTATTTACCCATAGCATCGACAACCTCAGTGCCCTTAACCCCAAGCTCATAATGCTCTGCCAGCTTAGCTAAGCTACCTCCTACCGATATACCATGTACAGCACGTGCCATAGATAGAGTGTCCATATACCTAGCTGGAAAGATACCAAAGTAAAGGCTAAGGATAGATGCATCAAAGAAACAGTTGTGTGCTACTAAAGTAATGTCGTTCCAATCATATCTATTAAGTATATTAGTTATCTGTAATCGACTGCCTGTATGCCACTTAGTACGGGCTTTGCCTAACTTAATAGATACTCCAATAACTTCAAACGCATCATCATTTATATACTCTTCTGTTGTTAATTTAGATAGGCTGTATGATTTCGAGTAAAAAGTTTCGAAGTCTATTGTCATTAGTTGCATTACCTACCCCGCTCCTTTAAAGCTAAGCCCCTAAGAGTAAGCATATCTTTTATCTCACGTAGAGTATGTTTACCTAAGTTAGGTGTTTTTAATAGCTCAACTTCAGTCCGTTGAACTAAGTCTTCAATAGATACTATCCCCTCTGCTTTTAAACAGTTTTGGGCACGTGTGGTAAGATCAAGGTCTCTTATCAAAAATTTAAGGTGTGGGTTAGGTGCCTCCTCTAGTTTGTTCCTCTCCGCCAGCTCCCTTCTTTTTTTCTCTATTATCATTGCATCAGCTATATCATATGACCACATTGCTATCCTCATAGGGTCTTGTGCAAATTCCTGTAAATCCCAAGTCTTCTTAGTCATTAACCCATTCATAGCCGCTATAGCTATCTTATCTCTTGTATTCATCACTCTTCTCCCTCTCTGCTAACATCGCATCGGCATAGGCATATGCTGACTTACTTAGAGCATGTTTATTTTTCTGCTCTCTTTTTGGGTATAATAAATCTTCAGGATCGCACCCCATATATTGAATAAACCCCTGCAGTACAGCTGTTGCTATCGTATCTCTTAGTTCAGTCATCTTTCTTCACCCTCTCTGCTAACATTGCGTCTGCTATTTGGTAAGCCGCCTTTGGTAATGAATCTATTCCCAGCTTATGTGCTATTAACCCCTGCATAGCCATGCCAGCAAAATGGTCTCTTAAAGTTCTTTCTGGGGGAGCTGTATAAAGAGGTTCACATGTCAACCCTTTCAATTCCTCAGCATGATAGCTCCAAGTTTCTGTAGTAGGGTTCCATCTTCTCCATACCACAGGCCATTCATTTAATAATTTACTCATTCCCCACCTCCAATGCCGTGTGCTTTTTCTATTGCTTTAACAAAGTCTGTTATTGGGTTTACGCTATCGTAAGTATCTGTAAAAAATTTCATATACTGCTCTTTATTCAAAGGCTCACGTTTTGGTGGTGATGTATATAGCGGTATTACTTCAAACATATCTTTATTATACAAATCTGGAAAAAGACTCACTTGTATCCTATAGCCAGTATCTCTATTAACTATTATCCACGCTTCAGGTTGTTGCTCAGGTTGGGCGAGCAGTTCTTTATATCTAGTAACTATAGAATTAGGCACTGCATCTGTGTATTTTATTTCTTTACTCACCTTTATTCTCCAGTTCTTTTACATAGTCGTTTAGCTTAGACTCAATAATCTTTTTAACTTTGATACCAATATCAGATTGCATAACATCTCTACCCATTGCTGTACCTGCCACCATGTATATGGTTTGTTGTGATGGTATAAAAAAACATATCACTACAATTATTGCACTTATACGCCCTACTTTTTTACAATAGTCTATCGTTTTAGAGTTATCGTCATACGTATCCGCCATATTTACCCCAGCAACAATTAAAGCGCCAATAATAACTATGACGGCGATACCTATAATAGCTGGAACTCTGTTAGCTAAATCCGCAACATAAATCAATAGTTCAATACTCATACTCATTCCCCGTCTAAACTAATATCAAAAACTGAATTTATTTCCCAAATTATGAACCTTATTTGTTCTTCTAAATATTGACGACTGGGTGTATGCCCCATGCAATCTATAACCTCAGAACATTTCCTTAGTTTTTTGATTAGTTTTAAACGTAACTCATTATCTATCACTCGTCTGTCAAGATACGCTTGCTCGTCTTCATCTATTATTCTTTCTTTACTCATCTTTCTTCTCCACTTTAATTATATGAGATGCAATTTATCATTATTTGTCTTATTCTTTCCTCGTCAATAGTATCTTTTAACGTTTGTTCAAGTTCAGATTCTTTATTAACATATATCTCATTTAAGTAATCTTTTACCTCATCAGCTAACCATTCGTATTGCTTGTCGTCCTCTAGAATCCTCGCTACTTTTTTAAATAAGTTTATTACTACTTCCTCGTTCATTTCTCTTCTCCTTTATTTGTCCAACCTAAAACCCTAAATAGTTTCTTAGCAGCTACATCAGCAGTAAATAGACTCTCTTCATTTGACTCTTTATAAAATCTAAAGCTTATCCCGTAAGTTTTTCGTTCGGCATCGTATCTTTCTTTAATACCGTTATGTATCTCTATACCAGCTGCATCTGCAAACTCTCTCAATGCCCATATAACTGTATGAAGCTCACGTTGTTTAAACCCTTGTAGTCCTAGTGTCTTCAGCTCTTTACTCATCACACACCCCACTCAATAAAAAAGTCACATATCTCGTCATCATCTATTTCTTTCTTTACGTCCATATGCCACACGTAGTTCTGTGTGTCTATCTCAATGGTCAGGTATCTCTGACATAGGTTCTTCTGGTTGCAGTTAGTACCCATACATCTGGCACTGGTTGTTGGCAGTGGATACTGCATTTGGTGTAGTTTCATTTCTACCTCCCCAAAGGTTTTAATAGATTCCCAAGTAATGCTAAGGGTACAAACACGGCTATAAAGATACTGCTTACTACGAACACCACCCCTACTAACAACCAAAAGCACAGCCCTTCTAACTTACTTGTACCTTTCGCATACATTTTCCTCACCATTTGACATTCTCCTCAAGTGCTCAACTAATTTATCTACGTTCGTAGCGTTTATGCAGATGCCAGCCCCACCACTCTGAATGATTCTATCTAGCTCACGTTGTTGGATTGCCGTAGGCTTTAAGTCATTTGCCTTACACTCAATAGCTAAGAACTTACCCTGCACACAACATATTATATCTGGTATAGCTGACCTGCCATACCCATTAGCCGCTGGAAAGAAGTGCCATACACCTGCATCAATTAGTGCCTTCTTAACTTTATCTTTAACCTCACCTTCTTTAGTCCTCATCTACAAGCTCCTTACTACTTCTGTATTCTAAAAACGCCAAGTCATCTGCTAGTTTTTCTTCTGCTATTTTTGTAGCACTCCAAATGCGGGACATGTCAACTTCGTCCTCCCCCAAACAAACACGAACTCTATTAAATCTAGAAGGGTGTCTTAGCTTCCTAAGAGCCTTAGCTTCTATCTGTCTTACACGTTCTCTTGTTACTCCTATTACGTCTCCCACCTGCTCTAATGATAAAGGGTCTCCTTCAAACCCAAACCTTAACTTTAATACATTAGATTCTCTAGGGGTTAATTTTGTGTCTAAGGTAAAGTCTATAACCTCTTTTAGTTGGTCGCTCTCAAGACTTAGTATAGGGTCAGAGATATTCTCAAGTCGTGTTAGCTCATGGTAGGAGAACTCAAGCTCTCGTGTATTAGACTCTATAGGGGTAAGCTGTTCTAATGACCATACTTCTTCAACACATTTACCAAAATAAGAACATATCTTCTGCGCTGTTTCTTTTACAATGCCTTTTGGGTTTAAGGGGGATTCAGACATATTGATATATTTACTTAACACAGCGTATGAAATACCCGCCTCCTTAGCCGCCACATACCCAGCTACTCCCTTAGCCTCAATCAAATTAAGTATATTGTTATTCCTTACTCGTACCGTTACTCGGTAATCTTTATGCTCATTCATCTGTAAATTCTCCTACATCTATATAGTCCCCTATACGTGGTGGGGATTCGCCTGTCGCTTTAAGCCAGTAATCTAGCATCGCTATACCTTCTAACCACCCTGCTGGTGGGGCTTTAGTTTCTTGTTTAACACAACTCAGTGTACCCATAGCTGTATCAGTCTTTCTAGCTATATCAGCTAGTGTGTGCCCTCTCTTATACAACACTTTTAACATCAGCGCGAAGTCAAGCTGTCTAACCATAAACCCCTCAATCTAGTTCGTTCTTTATCACAGTGAGCTATTACTTTTTTATTCTTACGCATGAAATTAACTATGTGTACTGCATCTCCTGATAATGTTATGCGGGCTTTCTTATGTGCTGACGGGTCAAATGCTAATAGGTCTACAATATAGGGAAGCCAGTCATCTATCTCTTTTTTGTTATATAACTTACTGCCATCTAACCTAGTGTACATATGGGCTGGCATCATATACCGCTTATCCTTTGCTATCCTAGAACGTAGCCTCTCGTATGTTATACCTATCATCTTGGCTATATCTATCATGGTATAAGCACCGTTATCTCCATCAAGCGGTGGTACAGGGTCAAACACACTTGTAGGCTTGGTACGTCTAGGCACTCTTTTGCGTTTGATTGGAGCGGGCTCGACAGCTTTAAAGGAAACAGGTTTCGGATTCAGAGTCATTTGAGCTTGTACCTCCTCCATTTTTAACGCTCGTTTGTTTTCGTTAAGCCGCTCTTTATTCTTATGGTAATACTCTAAAGCTTTCGCCCTATACTTTTCTCTATTGAGCTGATAATAATCTTTGCGGTATTGCATATCTGTGGTATCTTTGTCTTGCATAATGTGTTTCCTTTTATTGTTATTGGTTGGGTTGGTTTTGCGCTCATAGGGGTTACGGTAAATACGTAACCCCATTTTTTAATGAACACCCTTTACTACATCTACCAATATAATTAATACTTGTCCTACGATTACAACTATTCCCAAGCTATACCAAACTATCTTGTTCATGAGTATTCAGCAGCGTCTGCTTTACTCATCTCCTTAAGGGCATCTTCCACAAGCTTAACAATATACTCTGGTCTATCCTGAGAAACTAATGTCCTAACCCAAGTATCAATCCATGCTCGTGCCTCTCTATCAGCTACAATCTGTGGGTGGTCTCGTCCAATACCTACATCTGCTAAGAGTTGGTAGTCAATACAATCAAGAGACTTTTCTAATCTTCTATGCTCCCTCAATATAGCTTTAATACTTTTACTAGCACTGATTGAGAAGTGGTCTTTAGGATGTACTAACAAATACCCTTTTGATTTTACAGATTGTAAGAGACGACTACCCCTTTCACGTACCAAGTGTATTATGGCACTTTTATGAGTGCCGTATGATTTGTTAAAGGTGTTATGGTTTTCCATAGTATCTACGTATTGAAACGTAAGACCTACTTCCTTCTGTATCCACTTGTGTGGTACTAACTCTCCTACATTAAATGTCCTTAATAGCTTATCGGCTATACCTTTTCGCATCTCACGGAGAATTTGTTTATCCGTCTTTTCATCTTCCTCTTCCTCTTCTCCTTCCTCTTCATATATAGCACTTTGCATTTCTTCTTCAGACATATCATTTTGCATTTTTACTTCCTCTTTAAATAGCCCCTGAAAGGCAGGGGCGTAACCTTTACATCTCATTCACTACATAGGTATGCTCGTCTATCCGCATACCAATACCTTCTACATGCTCCCCATGAGGGCTTAACTTAAGTAGTGCCACCCTCTCTGGCACTGGGGGGTCTAGCTCAGAGACATCACTAAACGATATGACATCTCCCTCCTTCAGAACCACGTTATCTAAATGAGTAGCTTTATTGGAAGTTAAATCTATTCGTATTGTCATTAGTCCACCCGTATTACTGAGCCAAATGGAGGCACAGTTGTTGTATTACCCACCATTACCCAGATAGTAGGGTACAGTGGGGCTGTCTGTGGAAACTCAATCCATCCGTCTGTAATCATTACAATGCACTGTGGCTCTAACTTATTCTTAACGACATAGTCAAATACACACAGGGAACTAGAGCCACCTCCACCTTTAGGCTTGGTAGATGTGAGTAACCCACTGTAATTCTCTTCACGATACTGCTCGTGAGCGGCAACCTCTGTATCCCAGTAAAGTAAATCTACTTTTTCGGGAGTTGTATTATCACATATACTAACTAACTCTGCCAATGCTTTTGCAATATCTTCGCCTGATATACTGCCTGATGTATCTATACCTACACAGATACTACCAATGCTCTCACTGATTTGACTAGGCATATACACATCATGCTGTAACCAGCGTCTATTAGGCTTAGCCCATGTGCTATCACCCTTACCTGCACATACTGTCGATACGAACTCACGTAACTGCTCAGCCCAATTAACCTTAGACTGCATCACAGCATCAAAGCTACGGTCTACCTCACCGCCTTGCTTACCTGCTAACAGTGCACCAGTACGTACAGCACTATCTATCTCCTTAGCTAACGCCTCCTTCTCTGCCTCGTCTAAACTCTTAGCACCGTCCCAGTCATGCTCGTCCAGTGGCTTACCGCCGTTGCCCTTACCGTTCTTCTTATCTTCCTTCAACCTAGCGAACACCTCGCCGCTATCTAGCCCTCGATACATCTCATCTACTAACCCACCCTCTGGCATAACAAGGAAGTCGCCCCACTTGTTAAGGTCTTGTATCTCTAGGTTAATAACGTAATCACATGCTTGGTTAGCCAACCAAGCATCTTCCTCATGAATCTTACGCCACACAAATAGATGCTGATATAACTTGTGCTTGGTCTCATGTAGTATAAGAAACCGTAACTCACTATCCTTAAGGCTCTCAACAAAGGCACGACCGTATATAACATCACGCCCATTGGTACATGCTGTAGGGCAGTCATCTTTCACCTCTACCTTACCTACCATCAACAACCCTGAGTATGCTAGGGTACGCTTGTCTTGCATCAAAGCTATGTGAGCTTTGGTTATTCTATCCTCTGCACTTAGTACCATCTCACTCTCCTATGGGTACATGTACCCTAATTAAAAAGGTAGCCATTGTTCACAGCCCATTCAGTAAAGACCCTATTAGTAACTGCTATGCTACGCTTAGGGGACTTACTACTCATAACACTCATAGCGAACAGAGCCTGTGCTTCTTTAGACAGTCGTGCCATATACTGCATCCAGCTACCAAAGGTAGTATCTTCTACGTTACTTAGTGCCTTTGATACTATCAAGCAGGTGGACGCACCGTTATGTGGGACTACAGTAGTAGTCGGGTTATTAATAATCTCAGCCCAGCTAGGCATGGTGTTGCTTAACTTCAAGACATTCATCATATCCATCGTAGCCCTCTCACCTATCACACCGAACAGAGCATGAGTCAGTACATCTTCTGGCATATCACGGCACATCTTAAGTATGTCAGATGCTTTCTCTAATGAACGTGGCGTAACGAACGCCGCTCTTGGTACACGTGGGTCATTGATGTACTCATTCATATCAGGACGCTCATAGTCCTCGAATGATGCCAGCATAGCTGGATACTCTATAGCTGTAGCTATTACTACAGGGTCAACCCCTGCGTTCTGTGCATAGTCCCATCGCCATTGCTCCGCAGTAGGCTTACTCATCTTTACAATACACACCCTGTTACGTGCATGGGGTGGTATGTTGTCGCCTATACCCTCTACTGCTAGGTTAGTAGTAGCAAATACAATAGACCCCTCTGGCAGTGAGTGAATACCCAGCTTACGTTCAAGCATAAGTCTAAGACATGCGTTCATCACAGCCTTACCTGCCTTACCTACTTCATCAAGCATAAGTATCAGAGGTTTGTTTAAGTGAAAGCCAAACTCCTCATTGGGTATGAATGAGCAGACAGGTGTACCATCTATGGTACGTATCTGTGGAACTAAGAAGTCACCCACATCTTTAGTAGTGATGTCTATGTAGCATGGGATATGGTTGGGGTGGGACTCTGATAGAGTCTTAAGTATAGATGACTTGCCTATCCCCATCTCTCCCTGTACAAGGACAGTGAGCCGCTCACCTACTGAGCTGATAAGTTTGATAGTATCTTGCATAGTGATTGAACTATATGGTTTTTTCATTGTCTTATCCTAATTGTTTGGTATGGGTACTTGTACCCGAAATGTCAGCCCCTTAAGGGAGCGATGCTTTACTTCAACTGCAGGTATATTATACGCTGTATGCTACGCTGTGTCCAGCGTCTCCCCTATGGGGTATGGTTCGCCTTCTGTTTCTACATATATGTACTGAGTGGGGGATACTATATCAGGGGAATCTATATGCTTCCCATTGTCATCTGTACCATACTCCCTATCATAAACTATATCTCCTATATCCTCACCTACTCTACAAAATTCATATGAACAGCCTTGTGCTGAAGCATCTATAAGTATCTGGCTATGTTGTTTAACATCTTCATATTCATCGTACCATTTAAGACCGCTCTTATTAAATAGAATAGTTGTGTCATCTATTAATGAGAAGTCCTCTGGCTTAATCCACTCATTCATAAACTGTACTGCCATAAACCTAACTCTATGTTCTTTTGTTTTAAAGCGTATGCAATACGCTACCTCACTACGGTATCCCATCTCTCTTCTCCTATGTTTTATTAATTACTTTCCAAGCACTATACTTTTTAAATGGTACAGCTTGCTCACGATTCCACATCCAAATGCTACCCCCATGTCTTGAGGTTCTTAATGTCCAAGCAAGATTTCTAATACCGTACTTGCGTTTGTCTAACTTCCAAGCTACTACACCGTGTAACATATAACCTCCTAAAATAAGTCCAGTATGGCATCTACGTCACGCTTCAAGGTAACACGTACATAGTCGCTATCTTTAATGTCTTTACTATCAATACCAGTAAAGCTGTCCTCTAACTTAATACGCATAGCCTCTAGCTGTGTGTCGCCCTTGATATTGAAATGCGTAAGCAACCCACACAACTCACGTGTGTTCTCCAACACACTATCGTATATCTTGCCCTTACTGCCGTCCTCATTAGTACGCAACCCAAAGCTAAGCTGAGTAAGTATCCTGTGCAACCTGTCGTATGCGTCAGCATGTACCTTCTCTATGTTTGCATTGTACATTGCATCGTACTGGTCTTTCAGGTCGTTAAGCCCCTCGTTACCTATATCAATACGCCAGTCGCCTGACTCTGGCAATGGGTTGTACCGTACTACAAAGCCGAACTTGCTTATAACCTCCTGTGCATCAGGATACTCAGCTCTATCAAAGAGCGTACCTAACTGGAACGCCGCCGCACTTACCCTTAAGTTGTAATCTGCAATAAAGTCATTCACTAAGCCCCAATACTGCTTCTCAAGTCGTGCCATCTCACTCTTATAAATGAAGAACTGAGCAGTCGTAAGCAACCTATCGCCATTGTCATTCCACGGTGATGTCTGTGTCATGTGGTAAGTACGAATTAACCCTGCCAGCTTTTGGATTGCCGCAAGTGAGTCATCACCTGCTAACAAGTTCTTGTGGTAGTTCCCCGCCTTAGTACGTGTTGAGTTACTGATGTCTACATCATTGCTGACTTTCTTATCCAGCTTGCGAGCTGTCCACAAAGAGATTGAAAGAGATACCAGCATAGCTGAACTGCTTAATGATTTTACGTTTGTATTTGTATTTGATGTCATGATGTTCTCCAAAATTAAAAGGTGGGTACTTGTACCCAATAAAAAGAAACCTGTTGCTTAACTTATATATGTGGCAACCTTTACTGCATCACCACACTCGCTATACTTCACTAGCACTCCACTAAAAAATGAATCGTTGTGGTATCCGTCCCACCCTTTGAAAGGTATGTTCTCTTTGAAAGGCGCGTTGTAATTTACTCGCATGAAGTCCCCCAGAAAGTAACACCACTTCCTATATCTAAAGAACGAACAATCGTTTACATCTTCTCCGCTCTCGCTGTCATTAAGATACGCATACTCCTCCTGCTCTTTTGGCAATAGGTCGTACCAATACAACACAGGGCGGTATTTGTTATCAGTTATAATCTTTAACTCGCTCATGACATACACCCAATAATAATATTCTCACCGTCCCAATACTCACCGTTTAAATACCAAACTCCTTTTTTCTGTACTATGCTCACACCAGCTAACCCATTCAACCGTTCCTTAGTAGTGGGTGTGAACCAACCGCAGTTGGTGATGGTATAAGCTAGAGGTGTACGCTGTGCTATGCAGTTGCCATGCAATAACAATTTAATTACGTTACCTTCTACAGTAACCTTTGTATTACCCCGACTAAAATATGCCCCACTATGAAAGTGGTCAGCCGCTAATGATGTTATGTTTCTCATTTGATTCTCCTAAAGGTTATGGGGTACTTGTACCCGATTCGTCAGCCCCTTAAGGGGGCGAGGCTTTACTCAACTACTGGTACATATTATACAGTAAAACTCCTTATATGTCAAGGGGTTAGAACATATTGTTCACCTCCTTTCTTAACTTTCTCAACCTTAGCCATTTGCACAGGCTTCTCACAAGGCTTACTTAAATAGTACAGGCAATACCCTGCACCTGATAGGGATAACACAAGGGCTAACACCAACCCTGCACAGATGTTTCTATAGTGGTCTACATAGTCTGCCAGTATGTCCACCTCTTCCTCATGTTGTTTCATAATGCGGTTCAATGCCTCACTACGTAGGCGTGTTTCTTGTTCTGTTCGTATCTCTTGTTGTGCTTTCATGTTTTTATCCTGTTAGTTGTGTGGTTGGGTACAAGTACCCAATGGTTGGGGTGTATCAGCACAAGGCGGTAAAACGTACATATAATAGGCTGCCCTGCCTGATACCTCTGCGGTTAATTCAAACGCCCACTCACAGATATACGGCGTCTGGGCTTATTCACCTACCCAGCTTAGGTCACACATTTAACTATTTTTTAATGCTAACATTTCTTGGTACGTTCCTGTCGCTATAATTCTATAGCTGTTTCTTACATCTGTTCCTTTGCACACTATGATGTTACCGTGTGCGTTCTGTTGTGCTGAGTACATAGGGGTTTCCTTTTAGTAGTAGGGTTAATAAGGTTTCATCTGTTTTAGTTGCTATAAAGTTTTTACACCGCTCAGTAAATTCCGTTTCATCAGCTATGGGGGCATAGCTATTCGCTGCTTTTAGCATACGCTCTAATAACATCTCTGATATTTTCTCACGCTCTTCACTTGTCATCGTCTACTCCCAATAGCTCAGCTATCAGTTTTTCATCGCTATATTTGTTTAGATAAAATCTTATATACAAGTCAGTCTTAAGGTCAATACTAAGGTCAGACCATGCTATACTATTCTCTTCTAGCATACGCTCTATCAATATATCTGATATTTTCTCACGCTCTTCCTTAGTCATGATAGCGACCCGTCCTCTTCAAAGTCCATGTATTCCACACCTTCAAAGAAGTTATCCATAGAAAACTCATACTCATAAGCGTTCTCCAGCTCACGGTACAGTTGCCGCATATGCTCTCTGCATTGCTCTAATATGTCAGGCTCAGCCTGAGTCATTATGTCATCGAACTTACCTAAGTCATTAGTCCATATCTCCCACTCAAGCGTTATAGTGTTCTCGTGGTAATAACTATGGTGCTGTGTTTTTCGTAAGAGTAAGGTGTACTCACCATAGTCGTCTGACAATGTATCAAACGGTACTGTGCTTAGGTACAGCTCAGCATGATTCTTCTTTAAATCAGGGTGTGCCTCAAGAAACTCTTTTAAGTTTATAACACCTTCAAAACTAGCACCATCTCCCTGTGAGTGAAAGCCTGTGAAGTGCATATCATACACCTCCGTATCAATGCCTATTGCTCCTAGCCTTTCCACCCAGTCTTCGAGCACATGATGTGCCCAATGGTTGTCATAGAGCTCCCTGTTTTTAAAGCTCTCAAAGGCATGTTCCTTTGCCTCGTCTGATAATTCGTTATAGTTCATCGTTTGCTCCTACGCATACCATTTAGGTAATGCTTTATACTCTTTTACTAAGTTGGGGTACTCAGCTTCAAGCAATTTGCACAGCAGTCTGTCTGCATATAAGTGTACGCTCTCTATGTCCCCTTTATGTTCATCACATAAAGTTTTTAATTGTTCTAATGCTTGTTGCTCATTCATTGTCTGTGTCCTATTAAGTGTTGTTATGGGTACTTGTACCCAACTTATTCTTCTTCCATCTCTACAGTAAAGAACGCACACACGTCCCAATACTCCCACTCTTCTTCTGTTTGTGGTGTTTCTAAGCGACTGTTTCTTTGTATGTGTTACTACGCTGGTTAGGGTTATACCTCCAATACAATTTCCTCCTTGTTTTCGTCCCATACATAATATCCATATTTAATCTCCTTCCACTCTTCCATGAGATGGTCGTGTTGGGTTCCCCAACCACAGTAAACCGTAGATGAATCCCTTCTTTCATTTAGAATGTCCGCTTCTAAAGCCTTAATCTCACCGTCAATACGGTGAAGTTCTGATGCTCTTTCAGCATCGTTTTTTCTGTTCATTGCTTTTATTAAAGCAGTTACTGAATTTTTTGTTTTCATTGTCGTATTCCTATTAATAAGTGTTATGGGTACTTGTACCCGAGTTAGTGGTCAGCTCCTTAAGGGAGCGAATCTTTCTTCTCTTTCTTCAAACTACAGGACATATTATACGCCCTTTCCTAGTGTGTGTCAAGTCCTTGATTTATTTAGCTTTTATTTAGGGGAATGGGGATTCCCCTGTTTTTACTTGCTTTCTTTAGAGACCTGTTTCTTTGTCACCAATATGTCGCCGTTCCTTAGCTTCTGTTTGAACCCTTTCAGCTTAGCTACTCGTTTCTCGAACTCTCGTATGGCATCAGCCTCACTCCACGCATAAAAGTCAGGTATCTTGCCTCTCTCTACCACTCCTTGCACCACCCATTGCCCTTTAATATGCTTTATGTTGCGTGTGTGCCCATACACTCTCTTACACGCACGTGCGCGCACCTGCTTCTTTAATGTAGGGTCTTTAGTTATAGTCGCCGTACTGACAGCGTCAGGCTTGATGTTGTCCCATCTTAAGTTGAGTGGGTCGCCGTCCCTGCATGGCTTGCGTCTGGGCTTGTTGGTCTTGTGGTCGTATAGCTTCAGACCCTCTGGTGCTATGGTGGTATTTACCCTGTATGCGTTATCAATGCCGCGAGTGTAGTTCCAGTCGCCTCCTGCACCCATATAAAGGTATGCTAGTTGATTGGCAGTGTATTCTTTCCCTAACAACACTATGCGTACGTATGGATTGTTCTTTTTAAGGTAGTATGGCACTCTTATCAGCTCGTCTGTCGCTCCTTGTGGTGCTTTCTTTGCATAGAACAGTCGGTATATGTCCGTTTGGGGTTCTTTCTGGTTCTGGTTCTGATTCTGTGCTTGTGCTTGTGCTTGTGCTTGTGCTGTTAAATACGCCTCCTCATTCACCATATGATAACCTGACAACCTTGCTGGCTTGCGTGGTAGTTTGCTCTTGTCCTTTGCCTTTGCATTGGGCTGTTTTGTATGCTTACTTGGTGGCTTAGTTGGTGGCATTACTACTCTACCTGCTCTTTTACCTGCTAGTGAGCCTGTTTGCCACTCAAATGTGCCTTCCTCTGGGTCGTAGTATAAGTGGTGCTTCAGTTGCTCTTGTGTTAGTGGTTGCGCTCGTGCTTGCAGTCGCCGTTCTTTGTCTTGGGTACGTGTACCCGATATTGCATCTTCTATCGCCGTCTTTACGTAATGTTTAAGTAGTAGGGTCTCTTTGCCAGTGTTAGGGTTAGTGTATATATAGTTAGCCAGTGCTGTTAGTTCATCTATTACTGCATTACGTCTATCTCTTTTCTCTATCTGTTCTTGCATCGACAGTCTTTTTTGCAGCTCTTTCTTTTCCCTCTCTGCTTGTTTGCTTAAAGCGTATTTATACCGTCTGTATTCATTCGCATGAATTCTATTTAATCTTGATGCTTCAGATAGTCCTAAGTAGTATTGTGCTGTTCTTTTTATAGGTTGCATTTGATTTGTCCTTTTGGGGTGTTTTGAGGCTGTAATTGTAGTACACGTGTCACATAAAAATCAAGATATACGTTGACAATGAACAACTAAAAATTCTGTAAGGGCACGTAGAATGGGCTTGTGACGGAGTAGGTAAGGCAAAAAATAGCGTTATTAAAGATTTGGAATTATGAGAGAGGAAGAACAAAAAGAAGTAAAAAAACATATATTCCCCTGTGACACCTACTACACAGGGAAAAAGAAGAAATTTTGAAAAACTTTTCTCTCTATATATATATTATAATAATAATAATAATAATAAGACCTTTTTTTTCTACCCCTCACCACTGCTGGGCTCACAGGAATTTTAGTTGTTCATTGTCAATGCATTGCGCCCTATTTTCTGTTACACGAGTTTCTCACCTACTCACTATCCTTATGCTAAACATCACCATCACGCATACACATTACAGACAACTAGCATGTTCTTTATAAAGCGATTTAAGGCTCATTTAGGGCAATGTAGCACTTTTTTATTATCGACGCGTAAAGGGCATGCTACTTCGCTTAAATCGCATAGCTTAGTTTAGTAAAAGAAACAGGTATCAAATTCGGCGCGTGGCTGAATTTTAGACAAAAAAAAGCCCTCTTTCGAGGGCTTGGTGTTCGGGTACGTGTACCCTATTTTGTTTCACGCTCCACGTAGGCGTTTATATCTTTTGCCAGAACTAGCAGTTCTGGTAGACTCAGATACTTAACAAGGCTGTTAAGGCTTGCATCAACCTTTTTCTGGCTAGCATCACCTATTTTAAGGTCAGGTTTGAGTGCAACCTTAGTTGGTTGCTCAACAGTGTTTTTACTGGCTGGTGTAGCGTCATGGGTACTTGTACCCGAAACTTCAGCTTTTATCCTATCTTGTACGGCTTGTAACTCTTTTTCGGTTAGTGCCTTGCTTGCCTTTTCAGCCTTAACAAATGCCGCCTTCTTAACCGCTAGCTCTTCAATACTAAGCAAGCGCACTTTTTCAATAGTGCTAGTGCTATCGAGGTATGATGCAAAGTTTTTGGCGCGTGTCCCATTACTATCTAGCCAATTACAATATACGGTCGATAGTTCAAAAGCTTGTACTCGCTTGTGGTCGGTATATAGTCCTTTTGCGATACTGCGAATTGCGTCGCGGGTTGGATTGGTTGCCATAATAGCAAGACTTTCTTTTTTAAACAGCTCAATATCCTTGTTATCAAACAGCCTATTGGCTATAAGGCTTAAAGCAGTTAGTTTAATAGTTAAAGTTTCAGTTTGTTTTTTAGTGTTAGTAGTCATTTGATTAAGTCCTATTAAGATGGTTGGGTACATGTACCCTAAAAATGTTGAACCGTTATTGATTCAACTGGTAACTATTATACTCGCAATGTGTCATCGTGTCAACTATTGATTCATTGTGTTTCTAACGGTCTATATTATAAGGAGTAGAATAAACTAATAAAACTCTATAAAAATCAATGACTTACGAAGGGTACGGGGTGGGCAACCCCCCTTTTCAATTAGGAGTCCCTATTTTGTACTATACTATGTTACACACAAACAATTCCTAATTTCCTCAAAAACACCTAGCCCCTTAGTACTAACCCATTCAAATTCCCCTTGACCCCCAATTTATTTTTTGATAAGCTGTGCACAGCTTATCAATTTTCACCGCCTCCCGCCAAAACACCCCCCGTCACTAAATAAAGTGCCAAAGCAAAAAATTTTTTCTACAAAAATTTAGAAAATCATGATAGGCTAGAGACTATCTGGACCTTTGAGTTCTGCGCATACTGGTATATTATGGATCCTGAATTAGAAACAATTCTAGAATTAGAAGCCCTTTTAGCTCCATCCGAGCGAAGTGCTGAGAGCACCTTTTTACAAGCCCAAGAAGTGTTTGCCGACAGAGCATTCTTACTGAACAACGGCGTACCTTATACAAAACTCCCCCCTGAATTTACAGCCCAAGAAAAGAACGAAGCCTTGAGCATTTTTCTTGAACAGCCCGATGCACCTCTAGCACCTACTACATCCGGCGCCGCGAAAGCCCTTGAGAAACTATTAAAACGGTTCGACTATAATCTCCCCAATGCAACAAACAAGATGCGGCAGTATCTAATCTTTAAGATGTTTGAATTGGCAGAGAGTGAAGATCCTAAGTTAGCTATAAAAGCCCTAGAGATGCTAGGTAAGGTGTCAGAGATTGGGTTGTTCAGTACCAAAATAGAAATAGCAACGACTGATAAGCCTACAAAAGAGTTAGAGACAGAGCTTTCAAGCTTATTAGCCACATATTCACTAGGGGATTTAGTTGCTAGAGAGGTTAAAGAAGCCCCACAAGAGATTACTGACGAAGAATTACGAGGAGAAGTGCATGAGGATGGATGAGGCTAATTGGACAGTAGTTATTGTTTGGGGCCTAATGTCAATAGGTATAGGGTTAGTTGTTTTTACCTGTTATTTTACCCATATATTTCAGTGTTAATGGAGGAGAAGTGCATGATGAGGCCTGAAGATGACGTACGTTTAGCGATTATAAGTTGGGCGGTATTAGTTGCAGGGCTTGTTGCCCTTTATTTTAACCCTCTAATGCATTGTTGATGAAAGATAAACTAGCAGCTTTACCTGAATCTGACCGTATACACCTTGCGCAGCTTATAAAAGAGCTAAAAAAGCGTAAGGCTAGGGAAGATGCACAGACAAGCTTCTTATCTTTTGTGCAGGAAGTGTGGCCTAGTTTTATTTATGGGCGGCACCATGCGCGTATAGCGAAAGAATTTGAACGAGTGGCTAATGGTGAGTGCAAAAGACTGATTATTAACTTAGGTCCTCGTCATACTAAGAGTGAGTTCTCTTCTTACTTGTTACCTGCGTGGTTTTTAGGGCGCTTTCCAGAGAAAAAGGTCATTCAGTGTTCGCATACGGCAGAGCTTGCGGTAGGTTTTGGTCGTAAGGTACGTAACTTAGTAGGGTCGGACGAGTATCAGTCCATATTTCCGGGTGTAGGGCTACAAACAGACTCTAAAGCAGCGGGGCGATGGAACACAAACGCGGGAGGGGACTATTTCGCTATCGGTATCAGTGGTGCTGTAACGGGTAAAGGTGCGGATCTGTTGATAATTGACGACCCTCACTCAGAAGGCGATGCGGTTATAGCTCAGTACAATCCTGAAGTGTACGATAAGGTGTATAGTTGGTACTCATCTGGTCCTCGTCAGCGGTTACAGCCCGGTGGGGCTATTGTTATAGTTATGACTCGTTGGAGTCTACGTGACTTGACAGGGCAGATATTAGAGTCTGCAGCAATGGGTGGCGACAAGTGGGAGGTGATTGAGTTCCCAGCTATATTACCTAGTGGTAAGCCGTTATGGCCTGAGTTCTGGCCCATTGAAGAGTTAATGGCGGTAAAGGCTGAGATACCTAGCGGCAAATGGCAAGCACAGTACCAGCAGCAGCCCACATCTGAGTCTACGGCTATCGTTAAGAGAGAGTGGTGGCGAGAGTGGGAGGGGAAAGAGCCACCTGACTGTGACTTCCTGTTGATGTCGATGGATACGGCGTTTGAGAAAAAGACCAGTGCTGACTATAGTGCCATCGTGATATTTGGTGTGTGGAACAACCCAGAGGATGGGGACCAACCGAACTTAATACTGTTAGAGGCTTGGCGAGAACGGCTAGAGTTCCCTGATTTAAAGCAACGGACATTAGAGTTTTATCAAGAGTGGGAGCCAGATGGTGTTATTATTGAGAAGAAAGCATCAGGAGCTCCACTAATATATGAACTAAGACGTATGGGCATTCCTGTACAAGAGTTTACACCATCACGCGGACAAGATAAGATATCACGACTTAATGCAGTATCTGATATGTTTGCTTCAGGTAAAGTCTGGGCACCGTCTACACGCTGGGCTGAAGAAGTGATTGACGAGGTGGCTTCGTTTCCATCGGGTAGGAATGATGACTTTGTAGATGCTGTAACATTAGCCCTTGCACGGTTTAGGTCTGGGGGCTTCATTGGCTCCGCTAAAGATAAGGATATTGATGAGGACAGCTGGCTGATAAAGAAACGCGCTAACTATTATTAACGAACACAACTTAAGGATCTACAGATGGCTGAAGTCCCAAACAACATATTTAAGGCAATGCAACCGCAGAGTCCCTTTTTAACAGAAGATGATGAAGCACCAATAGAGGTTAATATAGGGGATCCTATGGATCCTATTGATACTGAAGTTGATGTAGAGATGGAACAAGAGCCGGGGTTTGATGCGAACCTCGCGGAGTACATGGATGAGGCGGATATGGCCTCGTTAGTAGCTGATTTGATGGATGACTTTAACAATGACAAGAACGCTCGTAAAGAGTGGGAGTCTACCTATATAGACGGCTTAGATTTGTTAGGTTTAAAAATTGAAGAGCGTTCAGAACCTTGGCAAGGCGCTTGTGGTGTATACCACCCCATGCTAACAGAAGCGGCTATCCGCTTTCAGTCTGAGATGATCTCTGAAACATTTCCTGCTCAGGGACCTGTAAAAGCCCGAATAATCGGTAAAGATGACCCTGATACCCAGAAGTCTGCGGAACGTGTTGTAGAAGACATGAACTACCAGCTTACGGAAAAAATGACTGAGTTTAGACCTGAACACGAAAAGATGTTGTGGTCCTTAGCATTGGCAGGAGCCGCGTTTAAGAAAGTATATTTTGACCCCTCACTAAACCGTCAGGTAAGCATGTTTGTACCTGCAGAAGACCTTTATATACCCTATGGAGCATCTGATGCGCGTACTGCAGAAAGACTTACTCATGTCATGCGTAAGACCAAGAACGATGTTAAGAAGCTACAATATGCTGAGTTTTATCGTGATATAGACCTTGGTGAACCAACAAAAGACCTTGACGATATTCAGAAGCGCAAAGACGAAGCTGATGGGTATAAAGCCACATATGACAACCGCTACAGACTCCTAGAGATGCAGGTTGAGTTAGATCTTGTTGGGTTTGAAGATGTTGATGACGACTCAGGTGAAGAGACAGGCATAGCCCTGCCATATGTTGTGACCATTGAACAAGGTACACAAGAGATTTTATCCATTAGACGTAACTGGGATGAACATGACCCTCTTAAACAAGCTAAGCAACACTTTGTACAGTATACTTATATCCCCGGTTTCGGTGCTTATGGCTACGGGCTTATTCATCTTATTGGTGGCTTTGCTAAATCTGCAACTTCTATTGTCAGACAGTTAATTGATGCAGGTACACTAAGTAACCTACCCGGTGGTTTAAAGTCTAGGGGTCTTAGGATTAAAGGTGATGACACTCCGATCATGCCGGGTGAATGGCGAGACGTTGATGTACCATCTTCTAATATTAAAGACAACATCTTACCGCTCCCATATAAAGAGCCAAGCCAAACACTGTTCACACTATTACAGAACGTAGTAGAAGAAGGCCGTAGATTAGCAGCAGTTGCTGATGTTAAGCTGGATAACATGAATGGCGAGGCGCCAGTAGGTACTACACTGGCTATATTGGAAAGAACCCTAAAGGTGATGTCAGCTGTTCAGGCTCGTGTTCACTATTCGATGGAGCAAGAGTTTAAGTTAATTGCAGCGTTGGTAAGAGACTATACTGCCCCTGCATATGACTACATGCCAGAGTTTGATGCAGAACCATCTGCTAAGAAAGAAGACTATGATAAAGTTGATATTATTCCAGTCTCTGATCCGAACGCTAGTACTATGGCACAAAGGATCATTCAGTACCAAGCAGCTATCCAGTTAGCTCAACAATCTCCACAAATATACAACTTACCTGTATTACATCGTCAAATGCTTGAAGTTATGGGTATTAAAGATGCGGATAAGATCGTTATTGTGGAAGAAGATCAAAAGCCAACTGATCCTGTAACAGAGAATATAGACATTCTTAAAGCTAAACCTGTCAAAGCGTTCATAGAACAAGATCACGATGCGCACTTAACAGTGCATAACAGTATGCTAACTGACCCTAAGATAGCGGCAGCAATGGGGCAAAACCCTCAAGCTTCTGTCATAAAACAGGCGTTAATGGCACATATCATGGAGCATGTGGGCTTCCAATACCGTAGAGGTATAGAGACTCAATTAGGGACTACATTACCTCCAGAAGATGCAGAGTTAAGCCCTGAAATGGCAGTACAACTGGCAAAACTATCTGCTGATGCAGCTAAACAACTACTACAAGCGAACCAAGCTGAACAAGCCCAACAAACGGCTCAACAGCAAGCACAAGACCCTGTAGTACAGATGCAGCAGAAAGAGTTACAACTTAAACAGCAAGAACTCAATGATAAGAAAGAGATCGAGCTTAAAAAGATGGATACTCAGAAAGAGATAGCGATGTTGAACAACGAGGCTAAATTGCTGGTACAAAATGAAGATGCTAAGGTTCAAGGTCTATTTAAAGGGTTAGATATGGCGACTCAACAAATAGAAGCGCAAAGACAAGCTGCGGTTCCACCTATGCCTTTAGCTGGGCCACAAGGGGCTCCAGCAGCGCCTCCACCACCACAAGGAGCGCCAGCACCTCCACCACCGCAACAGGCGCCTACGCCTAGGGGGCCTCTTTAACTTTGCAGAAGGAGGGGTAGCGCACTCTGATTATGATATAGAAGCCTATAATAACGCGGTTAGAGCAGGACAAATAGAAGATACCATGGCGAGTGGAGGCCATGGACCTGACACTTTTAAACTACCTAACCATCCAACTTTTTCAGAAGAAAGTATGCACTCCACATCAGAAACTCCGGGAGGCAAATGGCAAAAAGGGGGTAATGATAGGTGGTATTTCCATCCTTCGGAGCATAATTTAAAAAATAGGCCCCCTGAAGAACTAAGTAAATATTTTATTAATAAAGAGAAAAAAGGAACTCACTTAGTGCTACCCACAGGCCAACTTATTGAAGGAACTAAAGAATGAAAACTGTACTAGATGTACTGCGTAGAGATCTTGAAGATGAGATAGTTGCTCATATGGACGCCCTTGCAAAAGGGCGTGTTGAGGACTTCCCAGCTTACAAATTATTGGTAGGGACTTTATCGGGTCTGTCCTTAGCTCTTAATCGTTTAAAAGACCTGCAAAAAATCGAGGAA